AAACTATGTAAGACCTTGTTTGAGTTGCCCCCATAACATGGGAGAGGATCAATGCTCATTAACTCCCAATGGATTGCAAAGCAATATTTGTTTATTATATGCCAAGTGGGAAAAGACAAAAAAAGCTGGTTACGATTTAAAAATGCCAGTCACCATCGAGAATCATAGACAAGAAATTGAATCCACAATTGATTGTAATATGTTTTCATTTGTAAGCGTGGATATATTAAACAATGAAATGCAAAAGACATTAACATGCAAGCAATATACCGCTTATATGATGTTGTTTTTTGAAGATAAGAATGAAGAGGATGTTGCAAAGTTCATGGGATACAAAACCAATGAAAAAAATAGAATGATCGGCTACAAGCAGATAAAAAATTTAAAAAAGCTATTTAGAGAAAAGGCTACCGAAATCTTAACAAACAAAGATATATGTTATGGCGATGAATAATAGACTAACTCCAGATCAAGAGGATTTTGTTTTAAACAATTATAAAACTATTAAAGATTTAAGCGTTTTAACACAAAAATGCTTTGACAATGAGTCTTTGGATGGAAGAACTATAGAAGGCAAATTAGTAAGAGCCTTTTTGGCTAAAAATAATTTAAAATATAACACATCTAAGCATGTAAAAGTAGATTCGATTGAATTTACTGATGCTAATAAACATTTTATTATACAATCTGCAGAACAAGGCATGAGTTCATTCGCTATTGCGGAATTATTGTTTCCAGATAAGGAAGTTAAAAAGTTAGGCGCTGAACAACGCGCAGTTCTAGAACACATCCGATCAGTAAATGAAAACTTTATTCCCAGTCAAGAGAGTGGATTGCTCACCTCATATTCTCCACCTAAAAGTTATCCAAGATTAATTAAAAAAGTATTTGACTCAACTGGATTTCCATTAGACGAAACTAAAATGAGTAGGGGCCAAAGAAACTGCTTAGATAAGTTGGCTATTAACCTATCTAACTCTAGATTCATAAAAATAATGAATAACTATACATCAAAAGATGATAGATTCTTATTTGAAGAAGAGTTTACAAGGCTCACTTGGGACAAACCAGATTTAACTGCAGATGAATTGAATCTTTACATGAATGTATGCAAAGAAATTATAAATCTAGAAGTAGTTAGTAAACATTTGAATAAATTAAATGATTTGTTTGATGACGCGCAGGATCAAAATGAAATGACCGTCAAGCTTGCAGAAATTATCAAAGCTAAAAGCAGTGAATACCATCAGTGTGAAGGAAGAATAGAAAATTTAACTAAAAAACTTCAAGGCGATAGATCAGAACGCATGAAAAATAAGCAGAGAGAAAATGCTTCTGTTTTATCATTAGTGCAAATGTTTCAAGACGAAGAGGAAAGAAAGAATATGGTTCGACTAGCGGAAATACAAAAAATGTTAGTCAAGGAAGAGGCTGTTCATCTGGAAGGCATGGATGCATTCAAGGCTAGAGTCTTAGGAATTTCACAGGATGATGTCATTTAGCTGCTTAGAGTGCCATAAAGATTTTGAATCAGAAAGAAGCTTACATGCCCACATAAAAAAGCATGATATGTTTCTTCACGATTATTTTGTAAAGCATTTTTCTCGTAGAAATTTATTAACTAATGAACTCCTTCCCTTTAAAACTAAAGATTCTTATTTTGAGTATGATTTTTGTAGTATTCGCGAACTTTATGAATGGTGTGAAACTGCTAAAGAAGAAGTTGTAAAAAATTACATAAAAGATAAGCTCGCAACTAGAATTCAAAGTCGCAATTTAACTTTGGCTCCAAATGAAATTGAGCTTTATACCTCCTTCCTTCCGTCAATAGATATTTATAGAAAATATTTTATTAGTTATACATATTTATGTAATGATTTAAATATTAAGCCCATGTTTTCGCAAAAACTTCCAGACTGCTTCTGGAATGAGGATTATATTAGCGATTTAACTATACTTACTGACAGTAGAGAGCAGGAGCCATTATTTTTTAAAAAACAAATTGTGCAAAAGCTCGATGTTGGCGACTACGCTATACTAGATCATTTTGATTATACCTTCGTTGATAGAAAATCGGAACAAGACTTTAAATCCACTTTAAGTAAAGATAATTTAGCTAGGTTTAAGAGGGAATTGGATAGATGTAGGTCTATGGGTTGTTATTTGTTTGTAGTCGTTGACGCTGATTTGAAAAAACTAGATGAAGTAAATAAAAAATCGGCACATAAAGCAAATATGAAATACATATATCATAACATGCGCTTATTGCAGCACGAATATCGTGATTGTTGCCAATTTGTATTTTCAGGTAGTCGTTCTAATAGTGAATATGTAATACCCAGAATATTAAAGTCTGGAAAAGCAATTTGGAATGTGGATTTGCAGTATTTTTTAAATAAAAAAAATTTATGAGCTGGGAAATAGGTAATCAAAAAAGCAGAAATAAGGATCGAGATATTAATAAAATCATTATGGCCAAAGAAGGTCACCTTGACGAGAGAGAGGCTAAGCTTTTGCTTTATAGATTTCTTAGAGAGAACCCATCTTTCACATCTGAACTCTTAACTGGGGTTCAACTATTTCCATTTCAGCACATGGCTATTAAGGCTATGTTTAATACTGATTATTTTCTAGGGATTTGGAGTCGCGGTCTTTCTAAGTCATTCACCACTGGCGTTTTTGCAATTTTAGACGCAATCATGAACCAAGGTGTTCATATTGGCATTATCTCTAAATCTTTTCGTCAGTCTAAGATGATTTTTAGAAAAATTGAAGACATATCTAAGACCGTTAAGGCTGGAATGTTTGCGGAAACAATTAGTAGGGTATCTAGAGGTAATGATGAATGGTTTATGGAAATTGGGAGGTCTAGGATTACTGCATTACCATTAGGTGACGGCGAGAAGCTTCGCGGTTTTCGTTTTCAACGAATGATTATTGACGAATTTCTATTGATGCCAGAAAAAATATTTACTGAAGTTATTACTCCCTTCTTGGCTGTTGTAGAGAATCCAACGGAAAGACAAAACATGCATGATGCTGAAAGTAAGTTAATTGCAGAAGGTAAAATGACGGAGGATGAAAGAACTATTTGGCCACAGAATAAAATTATTGGTCTTTCTTCCGCAAGTTATAAATTTGAATATTTATATAAGCTTTATCAGCAATATGAATACTTAATAACGAATAAAGACAAGCAGGACATTGCACATAGAGTAATCATGCACTTTAGTTATGACTGCGCACCAAGTCAATTGTACGATGGACCAGCTTTACAACAAGCAAAGGCTACATTAAGTGAATCCGCATTCCAAAGAGAATATGGCGCAGTGTTCACTGACGATTCTAGCGGTTATTTTAAGGTTAGCAAAATGATGCTATGTACAATTCCAGATGGTGAAGGTCAATCCGTAGAGGTTGCTGGTGATTTAAATGCGAAATACATACTTTCATTCGATCCGAGTTGGTCGGAATCAGATGGTTCTGATGATTTTGCAATTCAAGTTATAAAATTAGTTCCAGAAAAGAATTTGGGTATACTTGTGCATAGTTATGCTATGGCAGGCATGAACCTAAAGAGCCACATGGAATATTTCTTTTATTTATTGAATTCTTTTAATGTAGTAGCGATTGTTGGTGACTACAACGGCGGTGTTCAATTTTTAAATTCAGCAAACGAAAGCGAGTTATTTAAAAAAGCTAAACTTAAAATAGAAACCTTCGATGCTGATTTTGACAACTTACAAGAATATAATCAAGCAGTAAAAGAATCTAGAAATCAATATAATTTTACGACCAAAAGGATTTGCCATTTAAAAAAACCAAGTTCTGCTTGGATACGATTTGCGAATGAATCTTTGCAGTCAGCTTTCGATCATAAAAAGATACTATTTGCTGGAGCTGCTATGAACGATAGCTATTCCAAACAAAGATCAAAAGATATTCCACTTGATAAGATAAAATTTTTAAAAACAGGTGATGAAGAGAGGGAATATGGCGCAAAAATAATTGATTTCATTGAACATCAAAAAGACATGATGGATTTGACTAAAGCTGAATGCGCATTAATTCAACCCAGCTCTACTGCAAATGGAACTCAGACATTTGATCTTCCAAGCAATTTAAAAAGTCAAAAAGGGCCAGATAGAGCAAGAAAAGATTCTTATTCTGCATTAATATTAGGAAATTGGATGATGAATGTTTATTATGACATGATGAAAGTTCCAGAGGAGAAACCATTCTCATTTACTCCAATGTTCATAAAGTAACTTTGATAACTTTTAAGTGTAACATTTCATATGTCAGATAAAAGAAAGTATAATAAAAAATCAGCCTATTGGAACAAGTTCTCAATGGAGCAAACTCCTTTATTGCCGCCCAATGTTCAATTCCAACAATCCATACCTCCAATATCTTCTGGTGAGCCATTTTATACATCTGACGCTTCAGTATCTACAGCAAGCTATACAAGATCTGGTGATGGAGATCCTTCATCCAGAACATCACAGACAAGAGTAAATAGAGCGGGAATGTCTACCACACAAGGTAGATTTAGCAGCATTAGAATGGGCATGATGCCCTATGAGTACGCTGCTGATGGCGTTAATGTTCGCGAAGCAATTGAACTTTGTCAAAAAGCATACGCAAATGTTTCTGTTTTTAGAAATGCCATTGACACAATGGCTGAGTTTGCAAATGCGGAAATTTATTTAGAACAAGGTAATAAAAGTTCTCGCGATTTCTTTTAT